TATCTTACCAATATAATAAGGAGAAAGAGATGGAAGCAGATTATGGTATGACAGAACAAGCATTCATAGGTGGTGAGCAGAATGCTAGGTACGCTGAGGACGGTAAATTGTTTGTGACTTTCTTTAAGCACCCGCGAGAAGATAAGGCGGCATCTCTTAAGGAAGGCCGACCAATTTACAAGGATGATGATTACGTTCGCATCATGGTCCCCGGTGACAAGGACAGCATTGTTGTCCGCCCTGCCCGTACTTTGGACAAGCAGCGGTTCGCCAAGCAGTTCGCAGCTTATGAGGCAGGTGAAAAAGAGTACCTGGATGGAATGCCTCTTAAGGCATGGCCGATGGTTAGTCGTGGGCAGGTTGAAGAGCTCAAATACTTCGGTTGTCACACGGTTGAGCAACTGGCTGATCTTGCAGACATCCATGTGCAGAAGTTCATGGGTATGGGTACGCTCAAAGATAAGGCGAAGGCGTACATTCAAGCGGCTAAGGAAAATGCTCCTATAATTCAGCTCAATGCTGCTTTGGAAGAACGGGACAGTGAAATTTCTGCGCTGCACGAGGCAGTTGAGGACTTGAAGACTATTGTAGCAGAGCTTCAAGCAGACAAGCCGAAGAAGGCTAAGAAGGCGGGTTAAATGGCAGCGATCAGTAGATACATCACCGCACAGGATATTATCAATCGGGCAGCAGTTGAATGTGGACTGGAGCCGAGCACTGATGTATTTGCTGATGCCAACCCCTCGTTCGTCCAGCTACGCAACCTGATCACTACCTGTGGACAGGACCTCGTAGAGTCGTATCCCTGGGAAGTCCTCCGCAGAGAGCACAACATCGTTACGTCTGTCCCGCCGGACACTGGTGTGTATGACCTACCTGCTGACTTTGGCTACATGATCGATCAAACTGGTTGGGAGCGGTCACAAGATGTACCGCTCGGCGGCCCTCTGTCTCCCCAACAGTGGTCGTACCTGCTGGGTCGGGACTTGGTGAACTTTACCATCTACGCCAGCTTCCGTATCATGGAGAATAAGTTTAACATCTTCCCCCAGCCTCCCCCGGACGGCTTGGACATATTCTTTGAGTATATCTCAAGGAACTGGGCGGAGTCTGCTTCTGGCTCAGGTACTTTCTGTGACACTATTGATGCTAATGATAATATCATATTCTTCAAGCCAGTAATGATTGTACAGTACCTGAGGTATAAGTTCCTAGATGCTAAGGGCTTCGCTTCAGCATCAGCTCTGGCTGCCTTTGAACAATCATACGAGTTGGCTACGGGCGGGAATAAGAGTGCGCCCTTACTCAATGCTGGGTTCCGTAACTCTGGTATTCATTACTTGGATTACTGGAACATTCCTAACACGAACTACGGTAGTCCTTAATGCCTCCACTGTTAGCCCAAGAGCAAACTAGTCAGCCGTACACCTTCCCAGCTCCCACGGCAGGCATCAACTCTATTGTCAACCTCTATGGTATGGACCCTCGGGACTGTATCTTATCGGTTAACATTGATGCTACGACTTATGGGATGAAGGTACGACCGGGCTACAATGAGTATGCCAATGGGTTCGCTTCTGGCTTGGACATACAGACTATTATTCCCTACACTGGCTCCCAGGATGACGGGACAGAGGACAGGCTCTGGGCTGCAAATAATGATGGGGTGTACATCATTGATGTCTCTACGACTACGCCTGTCAAGGATATTGACTGGGCGGATAAGAATATAGAGTCCGGTCGGTGTTCCTTCGCCCAGTTCACCAATGATGGTGGCGCACACTTCCTGCTAATGGCTGATGAGAACAATGGGCTTCAGCTATATACTGAGTCTACTGGCTTGTGGTCATTCCCTGGAGTCACAGGGCCACCGGGAGGCGATGCAGAAATAGTATTTGTCACGTCCTGGAAGAACAGGATGTGGTACATTGAAAAGAACAGCACCTCTGCGTGGTACAGTGACATAGGTGTGTTCGGTGGTGCGCTTACTGAATTCAACTTCGGTAGCCGGTTCAGGTATGGCGGAATACTCTCCGTGTTAGCCGACTGGACACTTGACAGTGGTGAAGGCCCAGACGACTACCTTGTGGCAGTCAGTTCGGCCGGGGACGTCATTGTGTATTCCGGCACCGACCCTTCAAGCTCAGCTACCTTTGGCCTCATTGGGTTGTGGTTCATTGGTGCTGTCCCCTTTGGTCGTCGTATCATCTCCCTGTATGGTGGTGATATGCTCGTGTTGTCCACCTACGGACTCATCTCCATGGGAGCCCTCCTCCAAGGTAAAGATCCCTTCAGCCTTGAAGCTAGTTTGAGCTGGAAGATACAGGCATTCCTCAATACTGACCTCCAGGCTACGAGTAATCAGTTTGGGTGGGAGATTAAAATACACCCGAACATAGCGCGTCTGATGATCAGCTCCCCCAAGGCAGGGTCAGCGGCATTTACTCAGTATGTGTATGATCTTAACCTCAAGGCGTGGAGTATTTGGCAGGACGTACCCATCATCACTTCGGAGCAGTACAACAAGGAGTTTTACTTCGGTTCTATTGGCCCAGATGTGTGGAAGATGGAGGGGACACAGGATAACGTCACCATAGCTGATCCAACAGTAGATGCTCGGCAGATTGGCTGGAATTTACTCACTAGCTACCAAGATATGGAGTCTCCTGAAGTCTTCAAGCGTATGCAGTTCATACGCCCAATCTTCCTGGCTGAGTCCAAGCCTTCGTATACAGTACGAGCACACTACGATTATGACCTGTCTGAATTGGCTGCTCCTCCTAATGCTTTGGTGGGAGCTAGTGGTATCTGGGATGCCAGCCTGTGGGACGTAGGTCTGTGGGGTGGCGGAGCCGTCCCCTTCCAGCCTCCCATAGGAGCATATGGCATAGGGAAGACAATGGCTCTGGTCCTCAGTGGTAGGTCACTGACAGAAACTACCCTCATTGCTATGGGCGTCATCTGGGACACGGGAGGTATGTTGTGATTACCTTCCACGCTATGGAGAGTGAGGAAGAGTGGGATTGGATTTCTGCTCGGGCTGAATGTGTCTACTGCGCTGACAGCAAGGGCATCGTGGCGTATAGTGATGGGAAGCTCGTGGGCGCGGTGGCATTTGATCACTGGGCAAACAATAGTGTCCATATTCACATAGCTGTGGACAATATGCTTATCTTCAAGCATGGGTTTAGAGAGGCTGTCTTTGGGTACATCTTTAACGAGTGTGACAAGGGTGTAATCATAGGCATTACTCCAGCGTGTAATGAACGGTCGGTAAGGTTCATTAAACACATCGGATTTGTAGAGGTCTTTAGGCTGAAGGATGGCTTTGAAGAAGGTATTGACTTTGTGGTCACTGAGTACCGCAAAGAGAACTGTAAATACATAAGGAACGAAGATGGGCAAGAAAGCTCCCGCTGCGCCTGACTACGCTGCCGCTGCTCAAGAAACTGCCGCTGGCAATCTTGAAATGATGGAGTTGCAGACTCGGGCTAACCGACCTGATCAGTATACTCCGTGGGGTAGCCTCACATGGGAGGAGCTTGAGGGTACTCCTGGAACATGGAACCCTGAGACTCGTCGTATGGAAGGCGGTACGGAAGGTGGCTGGGTACAGAACATCACCCTTAACGAAGACCAACAGGCTGCGCTTGACCAACAGCTAGGAATCCAACGTGGGCGGAGTGAACTTGCCGGTACGTTGATGGGTCGCATGGGCGAGGAGTTTGGCGATGTTATGAACTGGGATCAGTTCGGTGCTATGGGGGATCGTATTGAGGGTGGTGATTACTACAATCAAAGCGCAGAAGATGCCCTGTATGGTCGGTCAACCTCCCGGTTGGACCCTCGCTATGAGCAGAAGAGGGAAGCCACTGAGTCACAGCTTCGCAACCAAGGCTTGAGGCCGGGGGACGAGGCTTACGATACTGCTATGGCGAACCTTGGGCGTGAAGAGACGGATGCTTACCAGCAGGCTCAGTATGGTGCGACTATCGGAGCCGGCGCAGAAGGTGCTCGTATGCAGGGCATGGACGTTGCAGCCGGAGGCTTTAACACTCAACTCAGGCAGCAGCAGATTACAGAGGAGATGCAGCGCAGAGGCTTCAGCCTTAATGAAATCAATGCTATCCTCAGTGGTCAGCAGGTCGCCATGCCGGGGATGCCAGGATTCAATACAGCAGGGGTCACGCAGGGGGCTGACATGACAGGCGCAGCCCAAGATACTTACTCGGCTGACATGGATGCCTTCAGCGCACAGCAAGCCATGACTCAGAGTGTACTGAACGCTGGTGGCTCGGCTATGGCCTTCTCGGATGCTAGGTTGAAGGAAAACATCAGGTACGCTGGCGAAGCACATGGTCGCCGATGGTACTTGTGGGATTGGATCACAGGTGGCTCGGGCTTTGGTGTCCTGGCTCAGGAAAACCTTGACATGGTGGCTGGTACGATCAACGGCTTCATGGTCGTTGACTACAGGAGAGTATGATGGGTAATTTCAGAGGTGCCGCGCAGAAGGTGATGGGTGGAGGTGGTGGTGGAGCTAATTGTCCTCCGGGCCAGCCGGGACCAGGAGGTCCACAGCCAGGAGGCCCAGGAGCTCCTCCGGGTAGAGGTGGAGGTATGCTGGGGATGATGCAACAGCTTCGGGCTAGGCAAGGTGGAGGGAAGCC